ACACATGAATAATGATTTACCAACACCTGTACCAGCAAGTGCAATATTCAAAGTCTTTGGTGGAAGTCCACCTTTAGTAATCTTGTTAAAGAATTCTAAATCAAAAGGAATCCTTTCTTCTTTGTGATGATAGTAATCAAATCTAGCTTCTGAATCTTCCAGATAATCATGACCCACAGAGTTATCAAATGAAACTGCAAGAGCCTCAGTTAGAATATGGGGAATTGATTCTGGTGTTTTGTCTTTAGACTTACCATCTATAATACCAACACCTTCTACGATTGCATTGTAGATTGCTTTATCTTTTACAAATTTTTCTGTGGTATCTACTAACCAATCAAAATCTATCTGCTCTGGATTAAGACTTTTAATTATCTCAACAATCTTTTTATGTTCAGTATCGTTTAAATCTTTTCTTGTGCTGACTTCAATTTCTAAAGATGTTTGTGTTGGTTTCTTATTATACTTATCTACAAACTTTAAAATTTCGTCAAAGATGATTCTTTCTTCTTTAACATCAAAGTACTCTGGTTTTATAAATGGTAAAACCTTTCTTAAATAGTCTTCATTGTTTAAAAGATTAGTTAGTGTTGTTCTCTCTATTGTCTGGTTCTGCATATTGCTCCTCAATTATATCTACCAAAATATCACCTATAAGATTCATAAAATCGTCTTTAAAGTCTTCTTTTGGTACTGCATTATTATCTATAATATCAAATTTAAATTTAAATGGCATACTGCCATCTTTTGTTTCCTCACCTAGTGAAACATCTCCATACTTATAAACTACACCAGCAAACTTACCACCCTTGATACCAATACAAGTTTGGTCTTCTGTTTTACTTTCAACATAAACGTATGATTCTTTAATATTATGCATAATGTAAATAAGTTTGCATGATATACTTAGGTTCGTTTATTGGTTTTGTTCCAGCATGTAGCCAAGGCCACATTGGTGGGAACATTAACATACTACCTTTCTTACAGTTAGCATGTGTACTCAATTGTGGAAATGAAGTTTTACCTTCTTCATTATCTGAAAGATATATAAAGAAAACTAAAAACCTTGTTGATGTTGGTTTTGAATTTACATCTACATGTGGTCTAAATTCATCATGGTCATTTGGTAAATATCTTTTAATACGAATAGGCTCCCATATATACTTACTTGGCATTTGTTGTGGTGCAACACCTGTGTCTGTTAGATAAGTTGTAAACCTCTCTGTAAAGACTTGTTCAAATGATTCTATTTCAGATTTCCATATTTGGGGTGCTTTTGCCATATTCAATTGTGTAAAAACCATTCCTCTATCATCAAATGGTTCGTGTTGGTTTTCAAACTGTTCAAACTTATTAATGACATTATTACAAGTTGTTTTATCAACTATATCATCATATATTTTAATTAAATTATTCATATCTCTATCCTATTTGTAATTCTGAAACCATTATAACAGCATCAAACATGTTTTGTCAAATCTTTAATGTCCAATCTATTGCTATTCTCTTTTTGTCTGTAATTATATCTTGAGCTCTATGTGGTACTCTGGGGTCGAATACTATAAAGTCGCCTGGTTCTGGTGAATGTAAAACTCCACCATGTTCAAATCCACCACCATAAGATTTTTTCCAATCTGAATTTAATATTCCCAATACTTTAATGATTGGTGTGTCTTTCAGTTCATCTTTCTGGTGGTCTGTATGTAAGTTATCTTCTCTATGTTCATCTTTCATAGAGATGCCACAAAACAAAAGGTCTAGGGAAACATTAAGCTTTTGTTTTTTTGCAGTTTCATGTATCATCATTAACAAACTCATAGACACACCAGCCAAATATTCATCATGTATTGTGTCACCTTGTATGACATCTATCTTTGCATGTTTATCTTCAAAGGGTTTACCCATAGGATAATTAAAATTCCATTTAGTAGATTTCGTAACTTGATGTTTAAAGAAATCTAAAAATAATTTTGAACAACAACCTTTAACTATCGTTGCCATACTTAAACTCTTTTGTTGCAGCTTCTTCTAATTGTTTCATTATATCTTCTGTAAAATATTTCTCTGGGTCATTATTAATTGTTTTTGCATATTGTTTAGTACCATCTGGTAATTCAATACGAGTTGATACTTGTTTAAATATTCCATGTTTTAATGCTAAGTCAAGTAATCCATAATACCTATCAAGTCCTTTATCATAAGTTAACAAAACATCAACCATTTTATTTTCCACAGTCAATCTTGATTTATGATTCTTACAATGAATTATATTACCAACAACTTCTGTACCATCTTTAAATTTTTTCTTTGAAAGATATATGATACTTGAAGCAGCATACTTCAATCCACTACCACCACCCATTTCTTTTTGTGGGAACATAGAACCTATGACATCATAAGTATGATTTGTTACAACCATTGGCACTTTTGCTTTACCAAGTTTTAAAGTTAAAACTCTAAATGTAGCTTTCAGTATTTGTGACCTTGACATATCTCTAGTTTCTTTTCCAGCATCTGTATCTTCCACTTCTTTAGTAGTTGATAACATACCAAGTGAATCTAAACATATAAAGAGTGGTCTTCTGACATCTACATCTTGTTGCATGTATCTTTCTAATACTTTTAATGATTGGTGTCTAAACTCTTGTACAGTTGTTACAGGAAGTATTACCATTCTATCTGCATCTATTCCTCTATCAACAACCATCTGTTTTGTGATTGCACTTTCTGATTCAAAGAATACAACACCAGAGTTTGGATTTTGGTCTAGGAAGTTTTTAACCATTCCCATAAGAAAGAAAGTTTTTCCTGTAGAACTTTCTCCAGCTAATGCTGTAATTTTGTTTTGTGGAAGTCCACCGTAAAGTGAACCAGAAAGTAAAGCATTAAATACATGAGAACCTGTATCTATAAAGTTTTCTACATCTCCTGCTTCTATACCATCTGATACTATTCCAGCATATTCATTACCAGTTTCTTTAATAACATCTTTTAAAAAGTCATTCATACATTATCTCCTATCTTATTCTTAATTAAAAATCTATACATCTACCTTTTTGTTCCCAGTCATTATAACGAGTGGGTTCTAAACCATCTTTTCTACCACCTATTTCTTTTTTCTTTTTCTTTTTAAATATTTCATCCCAATTATTGGAATAGTCTTCTTGAGGTACTTTCATTGGTCTTCTTTTATCTCCTTTACCTGCCATTAGAAAAACTCCTCTAGTGTTCCTTGTGTACCATAACTACCATCAATCTGCCATTGAATCTTATCAGTAATAAATTTTAATGGTTCTATAAATGACTTTTCAAATTGCATATCATAATCTACTATAGTATGTAAGTTTAATTCTTTAGGTAACTTAGTCATGAATGATATAGAAGTTGATTGATATGTATTTGGTATTTTCATATGTAAAAATTTAATCTTATCACCCTCTTGTATAAAAGGATATTTTCCTTGTAATTTCTTTTCTTTTAAAAGATGATTGTATAATATTGCACCTTTACAATGTATTGGTGCTCCTTTCTTAAATAGATTATGTGATTCAGTCCATTTCAATAATCCATTTACTGAGCGTGGGTATGCAACCAGTTCTGGTTTTAAAGTCATAAACTCTTTTCTAAAATCTTGTATAAAACTATTTAGCACTTTAGAATCTTCGTTCATTATAATGACTAAGGCTTCTTTAATTTTTTCACGACATGGTGCTGGGGTTGATGACTTCACAGCTTCAACACCCATGATTTTTAATTTGGGTTCTTTATAACGAACACCTTCAACATCATGTGTATTTAAAATATATCTTTTCTTTGCAACCCAAATACCTTTGTCTGCAATTACTTCTCTTTTCATTTCCATTTTTTGTTCGTATGCATTTACATAGTCAGCGAGTTCTTGATAAGCTTTATCAATAAAAGGTTCGATTTTATCTGTAGCCACTTTGTCCAAGAAGTCAACGATTTTGGATTTGTCGGTTTCATCTTTGAATACTTTGCCAACGAGTTTGTCAAAGCGTATATACACCGAGTCCGTATCTGATGCAATAATGTAATCTTCTGC